CCTAACCGAGAAGAAGCGGAACAGATAATAACACAAACAAAACGAAAGAAGTTTTCATTCAATTATATAATCACTGCATTCTTCGCACTTCTCGCCGGTTATGTTTATTATATAAATAAAGTTCGTGCGAGTATACTACCCATACCAATTTAAAATCTAAATATAAATAAGATGGAAAGGAAAACGATTATAATTATAATTATAGTCGTAGTACTATGCACATCGCTGAGTCTGTTTTTTTATTTAAGAAATGCGAGTAACAAATCAACATCGTCTGACGACACGGGTGAAAAGGTAAAAGATGCGGTAGCCGCGAATGAAGCCACCTTAAAAGCAGAAGCGAAAGAAATGTACATTCAATTTAAATTGAAAGATATTAACATAGAAATAGCAGCACGAGAAAATATGATAGTATCACAGGGAGGGGATGTCGATAAATCTATAGAATTTAGCGAATTACTCTCGGAAAGGAAGTCGTTACGTATGGATGCCGAATCATCATTTGATATCATATATAAACCACCCCATACAGTATACGAGAGAGAAGAAAATATAAAAGATCTCATAAACGCATACGAAGAATTCAGTGAAGTAAGTTATGGTGGTGGTTTTCCAGATCATTGGACACCCCGACCATCGATTGAAACTAAGGATATAGTACAATTTCCACTGGAGTGGGGTCTCAACGAGAACGGCATGCCCAGGTATGGTATATCGGGTAGTTCAACAATACGTAACTGGATCAGTAGTAACCTAGAAAGAGATGAAGCATCAGGGACTATAGGTCCATCGCCTATGAACATATAATATATTACAATTACAAAAATACATTTTAAAGTAACTTTATTCAGTCGATTTAAAATGTAACGATATAATAACATGGGTGGTGGTCCTGGTGTCTTTGTTTTTCTTATTATCGTAACAGGTGTGATAATGACATTTCTATATATAGATAAACGAGATACACTCGAATATGACGAACTACGTAAAAGGACAGAAGAAAACATTATTGTGAGTATAGGACCATCACCGTCTAGCGGGACCCCCTCTCAGGTGACTGTCGGCCCATCACCATCTAGTAGCGAATCTATTGTCGGACCATCGCCAGTTAACACGGGTGATGTAAATTCGGCTCTGGATTCACTATGCGAGAAATATCCGTGGAATAATTTATGTAAAGATCGACCCGGTTGGACAGGGAGTAAACCTAGCGAACCAGAGTCACCCGCTCCAGTGATTGTCGAACCAACCGCTCATATGGCTATGGATGCGGATTATGACGGTGTGGTGAACTTTCCAGAATTCTTCAATGCAATGTCCCCAAAAATGGAAAGTACAGTTACCGAAGATGACATGTTTGGAGTATTCCGCACACTCGATACGGATGAAGATGGGGTTTTATCTACCGCGGAGTTTAATAATACTACAGGTCCGTCACCTATGCTTATTAACCCACAAACCACAGAGACTATAGGTCCATCACCACCCACGATGAGTTCCGTAACATTTTCATTCTGTGAAGAGTATCCATGGAATAATTTATGCCGAGGTGTAGTATCAGACTGGACGGGTATCGAACCAATATACCCATCGCCGGATGTAACTGGACCCTCTCCATTAATTGGCAATCCATCGCCTATAACAACCGAACCAATACCCGATACTACAGCGTCGTCAGTGGATACATTATGCGAAAAGTTTCCCTGGAACAATATGTGTGAAGGTGTCATACCAAACTGGACAGGGGTCGAACCAATTTATACACCACCGAGTTCGATTGGACCTTCAATGGAATCTATCGGTCCTTCACCGCGTGGTGTACTTCCAGAGTTGGATTCTTTATGTGAGAAATATCCATGGAATAATTTATGTAACGATCGACCCGGATGGACAGGTGACAGGCCGATCGAAGAAACAGGATCAGAACTAAATAACGTACTACCCAAGTCTGCGACTGAAATGGGTTATGAGGCATTGTCCACAGGAAATTACACTGATGCTATTGTAAATTTTACAGATGCACTTTCAGTCACACAAGAGTCAGAAAAATATATGTTGTACAATCAACGCTCTATCGCGTATACACGTATAGGAGAATTCACATCCGCGTTAAATGATGCCAATAAAATAGATGATTCAAATTCCGATGTGACTAAATTAATGAAACTCGAAAGAACTGGGGACGCGATGTACGGTCTTGGAGCTTACACCGATGCTAAACAATTGTACGAAATGGCACTTATTATAAATCCCGATTCGCAACAATTACCACGAAAATTAGGACTCGCAGAACAGGCAGAACAGATTACAATAAACGCATCAACGGATAATGACACATCACCATCCAAATACACGTTCGAGTCACCTGATACACAAACAGCTTACGAACAAGCCCTCTCTCTCAATGGTACAGGTAGTATAGGTATAAGTACCCCAGTAGAAGATTCGGAACAATCGGCGATTGATATGTTATGCGCTACGACTTTTTGGCATGCGATGTGTAGAAATCGCCCTGGGTGGACAGGTGACTCACCAGAGGGAGAAGAAAATGGAGTAATAAATCCTATTGTATTAGATACATTATGTAAACCAGAAGGAACGGCACCGTGGTTAGAAATATGTAGCTATCAACAGGGTTGGACGGGTCTCAGGCCAGTTGAGACACAGACAACTACTTCACAAACCGATCCAGGATTGGGTGCGGATTATACGTCAGGTATATATGATACGAAGTCTATAAACAGTGAAAATACAGAAAAGAAGTTTCAGTCGTTTTTAGACACGGCGTATAAAGCTCTACAAATTGAAGATGAAGAGAGTGAAGTAGTAATTACACCAAATAAATATATACAAGATGATACTTATGATATTAACACCACCGGTCTCACGGGTTCGCGTTCAGATATGTTGAAAGCGATGAAAATTTACACTGAATTTAGAACTATGTCGAACAATGCCCCACCAGATATTTTCGGACAGGGAGACTATCCCAATGGCATTATACATAAATGTACACAACATGAAACTGGTGAACGAAATGATCGTCTCAAAATAACGGGGGAACAAACTGCCCAAGATGTAATAAAACACTTTGCCGAATTAAAAAAGAGAGACGAATATGCGAAACTACTAAAGCGTGAATTGGATGTTATTCGTACTATCCTCGAGAATGCTATTCATGACCAGGATATATATAGGATGGAAAACGACGATCCATATTACTTCAATGAATCTATCGAAAATATACAAATTTCAATGACCGAGAAAGAAGAACAGATCGAAGAGGTGTTAAACCCACAAGACGTCGTCAATACAGATTGGGAAGAAGATGATCCATATATCTGCTTTACCCCCCTTAACATCTCGATAAGAAGAGCAATTGCACATTATAAATACTGTACCCAAACGATTGACGGACTTACACATTCAAATCTCGTTATAGATACATCATGCGTAGGAATGCCGGGACACTCTATAGCCAGTCTAGATAGTGTATGCGTAGAAAACGTATCATTAAGTGATCCAAAATGTTCAGAATATGAGGGTCATGTTGATGCATACTGCGAAGATAATTTATGGGATATAAAGTGTATAGGGAAAGAGGGACACGTTGCCGCTAAAACAACTAAATATCAACTTGACACGTACTGTAAAGAGAATTTATGGGATACCCAACAATGTTCGGGGTATGAGGGACATGGTGATGCTAAAACAGCTAAGGATCAACTTGACACGTACTGCCAAGAGAATTTATGGGATACCCAACAATGTTCGGGGTATGAGGGACATGGTGATGCTAAAACAGCTAAGGATCAACTTGACACGTACTGCCAAGAGAATTTGTGGGATACCCAACGATGTTCGGGGTATGAGGGACATATGGATGCGTACTGCAAGAAAAACTTATGGGATACCCAGAAATGTTCAGGGTATGAAGGTCATGATAAGGCTATCCTCGATAGGTTCTGTTCAGAAAACCTGGTAGATCCAAAATGTTCAGAGTATGATGGTCACATCGATGCATACTGTGAGGAAAACTTATGGGATGCCCAAAAATGTTCAGGGTATGAAGGCCATGATACAGCTTTATCGAAAGCTAACAAAATAGATGATGAAATTTTAAGTGAATTATGTGACGATTCATGGTGGACAGATGGTAATAGATTCAAGAATGCAGCACATCGAGCATGTCGTAAAACTTCATCGGAAATGGACTATACCAGTGGATATTGTGGTAATGGTGTTGGTGGATCTAAATGTCCCGAGGATCAATGTTGTAATCAATCTGGGTTTTGTGGAACGACTACTGTAACTGGGAGTAATTCAGAAAATAATTGGTGTTTCAATGATACAGGTAATGGGTATGTTGGTCAATATGATGGAAGATTTGATGGAACCGTATCGCGAGATGAAGCAGATAAAATAGCGAGGCGTCCGACCGACTTTTCATCTATGGTCATGAAACAAGTTCTCGTCGAAAAATGTGAAACAGATGACACGGATCCAAAATGTGTGGGCTATGAAGCGTATGATAATAAAAAAGCGCTCGACGGAAGATGCGAAACAGATGACACGAATCCAGATTGTGCGGGCTATGAAGCGTATAATAATGCCCAGGTTAAAAGGGATCTCGACAAAAAATGCGAAACAGATGACACGGATCCAAAATGTGCGGGCTATCCAATGTATGAGAATAAAAAGGCGCTCGATGATAAATGCGCAACAAATGACATGAATCCAGATTGTGAGGGCTATCCAATGTATGAGACTAAAAAGGATCTCGACAAAAAATGCGAAACAGATGACACGGATCCAGATTGTGCGGATTATCCTATATATAAAGCTAAAAGAGTTCTCGATGAACTCTGTTTAGAAAATACCACGGATCCAAAATGTGCGGGCTATCCAATGTATGAGAATAAAAAAGCGCTCGATATGTTCTGTTCTGAAAATCTGGCAGAACCAAAATGTTCAGAGTATGGTGGCCATCTCGATGCGTTCTGTGCGATAGATGACAATCTAGCAAATCCAAAGTGTAAAGGGTATGATGGTTATGATATGACTGTATCTATGACCGGTGAGATAGATGCTGAGATTTTGGCTGAGCTGTGCAAAAATTCGAAAGATGCGAATGGAAATACAATTGCTAGTGCGGACAGCGCCTGTCGCAGCACCGGTGGACAATGCGCCGGTGCTGCTAGTGGTGGTAAATGTGGAGGTGACGCTTGTTGTAGTTGGTCGAATTGGTGTGCAAGTACAACCGGAGGTCCGGAAACTGATTGGTGCGTTGTGAGGAAGAGTGATGGTACGTATATAGGTAAAGATAATGGGAGGTATGATGGAACCGCATCACGTGATGAAGCAGATAAGATAGCGAGGCGTCCATCTGATTTTTCAACTATACTCGCTACACGAATCCTCGCAAGGAAGGCGCTCGATGATAAATGCGCAACAAATGACACGAATCCAGATTGTGCGGGCTATGAATCGTATAATAATGCCCAGGCTAAAAGGGATCTCGACGATAAATGCGCAACAAATACTACGGATCCAGATTGTGCGGATTATCCTATATATAAAGCTAAAAGAGTTCTCGATGAACTCTGTTTAGAAAATACCACGGATCCAAAATGTGCGGGCTATCCAATGTACGAGAATAAAAAGGCGCTCGATGATAAATGCGCAACAAATGACACGAATCCAGATTGTGAGGGCTATGAAGCGTATGATAAGAAAAAAGCGCTCGATGATAAATGCGCAACGGATACCGTAGATTCAAATTGTGCAGGCTATACAGCGTATGAGACTAAAAAGGATCTCGATATGTTCTGTCCTGAAAATCTGGCAGAACCAAAATGTTCAGGGTATGATGGCCATCTCGATGCATACTGCGAGGAAAACTTATGGGATCCAAAGTGTAAAGGGTATGATGGTTATGATATGGCTGTATCTATCACCGATGAGATAGATGCTGAGATTTTGGCTGAGCTGTGCAAAAATTCGAAAGATGCGGATGGAAATACAATTGCTAGTGCGGACAGCGCCTGTCGCAGCACCGGTGGACAATGCGCCGGTGCTGCTAGTGGCGGTAAATGTGGAGGTGACGCTTGTTGTAGTAATGCGAATTGGTGTTCAAGCAGAACCGGAGGTCCCTGGTCTCAATGGTGTAGGGTGAAGAAGAGTGATGGTGTGTATATAGGTAAAGATAATGGGAGGTATGATGGAACCGCATCACGAGATGAAGCGGATAAGATAGCGAGGCGTCCATCTGATTTTTCAACTATACTCGCTACACGAATCCTCGCAAGGACGGAACTTAATGAGTTCTGTGCGAGAGACGGCAATCTAGCAGATCCAAAGTGTGAAGAGTTTGATGGTCACCTCGATGCACGCTGTTTAGAAAATACCACGGATTCAGAGTGTGCGGATTATCCAGTATATAAGGCTAAAAGGGCTCTCGATGCAGGCTGTTTAGGAAATCTGCTGGCAGATCCAAAATGTTCAGAGTATGTTGGCCACCTCGATGCGTTCTGTGCGAGAGACGGCAATCTAGCAGATCCAAAATGTTCAGAGTATGTTGGCCACCTCGATGCGTTCTGTGCGAGAGACGGCAATCTAGCAGATCCAAAGTGTGAAGAGTTTGATGGTCACCTCTATGCGCTCTGTGCGAGAGACAGTAATCTAGTAGATCCAAAATGTGAAGGGTTTGATATTGCTAGATCTGCTATCATCAATGAGATAGATGCTGAGATTTTGGCTGATCTGTGTAAAAATTCTAAAGACGAGGATGGAAGTTTCGGTTGGTATGCGGACAGGGCGTGTCGCATGATCGCCTCTGAATGGAATCCGTATAATGAGGGGGTGAACAATCGTTGTGGTGTCAGTGGACCAGTTCGGAGGAAAATCAATGGAAAGTGGTTAACTACCACGGTAAGTTTCGGTGGTTCTAAATGTCCAGCTGATCAGTGTTGTAGCGAGTCTAATTACTGTGGGAAGAATACCGAAACCGGACTTTCGACCTTGACGAATGAGAGTATAGACTATTGCACCACATGGGTGGGTAAGGATAATACGAATGTAGGTAGAGATATTGGGAAGTATGATGGAACCGCATCACGGGATGAAGCCGATAAGATAGCGAGGCGTCCAGCTAATTTTACAGAAATAGTCGCTAGTCGACTATGATATCCCTTTCCAGATGAGATAATTTATATAAAGATATACATCGTATATATAGTAACATGATTAGTACTTGTACATTTACACCCATTGTCGCTACTTCGAATAAGCGTAAACATGGTCGCGTGTATTCAGAAACCAAAAAAAGGAATGTAGATCAATTAATTCGAAAAAATAAACGTATCCAAGCATCCATTCATAAACGACGTGATAATTCGGTCTGGAAAGATAACAATCGTCGCATTGTTCTCGAAGAACTCGTTTCGCTTCTCGATCTATTAGATGATGTTGTTGATATTCTCGATGGCGAGGATTTCGATTGCGGTGAAGTACCCGATGAAATAAATGACGATTTTACAAACTAAACTTTACCAGTTAGATATCTTGATCATATTTAACTAGTGGAATATATTTACATTTTTTTATTTAAACACCCGACAACGTCTTCTTCTTAGGGACAACCTTCTTAGGAGCCTCTTTAGGGGTTGCGGCTACTGGAGCGTCACCGACATTCACGGCCGGGAGACCCTTAGGACCAGCGGGACCAGCGGGACCAACGGAGCCAGCGGGGCCAGCGGGGCCAGCGGGGCCAGCGGGGCCGACACCACCGGCACCACCCAATTCACACTGATCGAGTAGTTTACCGAGTAGCGTATACAGTTTAGTCTTATCAAGTCGGACACGAGTAATCTCATCTTCGATTTCTTGGCGAAGCGAAGTCATAGTAATATATATAAAGGAAATATTATCTTTAAACTAAATGATACTCATCGGTTCATCTCTTAAATCGGGGATTGGTCAACATACAAATAAATATACCAAATTATTTACACCGCATGCCGCATATTATCAATTAGGAGAGACTTTACCTGAAGAAAAAGATGGTCTGATATTTATTTTACCAATTGCTCAACATATGAAGTATGTAGAATACGCCAGAACCCGAGTGAAGAACCTGACCTGTATGACTGTATGTGAAACCGAAACAGTTCACGAAGATTACAAAATGATCATGGATGAATTTAAAACTGTACTGGTTCCCAGTGATTTCTGTAAGCGTGTATTTTCGAAACAATTTCCAAATACTATTTTCAAGGTCTTACACGCACATATACCAACACCCAAACCAAAACCGTATACATTCTATTTCATAGGAAATGCGATGGATCAACGTAAAAACTTTAAAAATATTCTCGAAGCATTCGTGCGGTTGAATGAACCGAATACACGTCTACTGGTAAAGGCCACGTGTAATAAAGATATCGATATACAATTCCCACGTGTAGAAGTAATTAATGGTCTGCTTTCAGACGACGAGATGGATGAGATACATTGGAAAAGTGATTGCTATGTGAGTTTTTCTAGCTCTGAAGGTGTAGGAATGGGTGCAATAGAAGCGGCGATCAGAAATAAACCGGTCATTATCACGAATTATGGCGGTGCGCCTGAATATATCAAAACACCGTATACGATTGAGTGTGATCTTCAAGAATTAAGTGACGATGATTTCCTATTCAAAAGGGGTATGAAATGGGGGAAACCAAACTTCGATCAACTCTTAGAGTTCATGAAACACGCATACGAAAATGACATTCGTGTAATGGAGCACACATTCACGCATAGACTTGTGGGTAAAGAAAATGTATTAGAGGAATTCGCTTTCAACGTAACCAGTGATGAACATCACGAGACCGGTAAGGATAGCGCCGGATGTGAGTGAGCCTTTTTGAGCTATCAGCATCATGTTAATATCATCTATAAACGCAACACCGGTGGGCTTTTTAATAAATTCGGGAATCATCTTAGCGATAATCATATACACGATCATCGAAATAATGACAGGCTTTAGTGTATCCTGATCTAACATTTATAGTATATCAATAAAATAATATTACATGTTCAAATTCGGTTTTTTACCTAGTACACTCTCATTCTTAGTCAAACTATGTTTTTTACAGAAAGATCCGTTTACAGATTTAAACGTACACATATTTCCTTTCAGTGTAAGTGCCTGACATACTTTATTCACGTGTTTACTTTCACGAACTTGTATTGGCATCTCGTCAAGAAAAATAAGTGTTCGGGATTGTTTTTTATCTGCGTGCTGTTGATACTTCTGTTTCATCTTCATAATACTTCGACCAAGGTGCTCACACGCATCGTCGACGGTATCTTGCTTACGTACCACAAGTGCCGAACGAATAGATTCCTCGTAAGTAGTCATTTTCAATTTTCTTGAATATACATATAGATTTATCCACTTAAGTTACATTTAAAGTACTGATAAGTATGCAACTATCCTGGTACTCTATATGTAATGTGTGTAATGTCCCATTAAACCCTAAGATATGTACACGCGGAAAAGATAATAAGAACTTTGTGCGATACTACAAACATATACGTCCAATATTCACATATAATAATGAAAAGTTCTATTCGTTCATGGGAAGTGGTATAAAAGTCAAACCTATTTGTTATTCGTGCTTTACACATAAACCAAGACCGTCACTAGAAGCATTACGATCGAGAGAACTCGGTCAGTGTCGTAACGTTTTACCCAAAAGTAAATCTAAAAGTGAGAAGGAAATTTTACACTGGTTCGGTGGACTTATACGTGAAGCTAACAAAAGAGGATTAATCAAACCTAAGTCGACATTTTAAAGTGGTAATATAAGCAATCAAAATGGAACAACTCAACAAATACGTATCCAAATATGGTCTCACACTGCCGTCTAATTGGACTATCAAAAGTGTTAAACGTAAAGATGGTGCCAGTCGTGGTCAAGTTGATCACTATTATTTCACACCTGAAGGTACACGGTTTAGATCGAAGGTTGAAGTTTTGAAATATCTCAGACATTCTGAACCACGCGAAAATGTAGAGACAATCGACGACACACATGATCGTGGGTTTATTTATATTTTGACCAACACGTGTTTCAAAGAAAAATTTATTAAAATTGGGATGTGTACCTCGATCGATTCTCGTCTAGGAATTCTAAACTCGGGTGTTTATGAAAAATTTAAAATGCACACACTCTTCAATACCCAGTTCAAAAATAAAAAAAATGGTAAAAAAACTGTTTGTTCATACATAACAAAAAAGATTGAGATGTACTTGCATGCGCGCTTCAATCATCTGAGGGCAAATAACGGAGAGTTCTTTTTAGTTGACCCCGATATCGTCAGGGGTGAGTTGAAGTATATACACGACAAGGTTTTACCATATGCCAACCTTGACGCGGGTATGGTAGGTGAATACATGAGATTACATATACAGTCGGCGAGTATATCTAGCAGAGAAGAAGAAGAATACTACTTAAGTTAGAGTGTAGAATTGTAATAAAACTAAGAAAATATGGAAAACGTACAAAAACTCACTCATATAGAACACGTTCTCAAAAGACCCGACTCGTATGTCGGTCCCGTCGACCTCGTCCGTGAACCGTATTGGATTCTGAATGGAGATACGTTTGCGAAGGCTTCTGTCCAGTATTCCCCGGCACTCTTGAAAATCTTTGATGAAATTCTCGTCAACGCCATCGACCGAAACTCCATGCATCCCAAAAATGTTTCGTTAATCTCAATCAATACGGATATGGAACATGGTATGATTACCGTGGACAACAACGGACCACTAGGGGGTATCAGTATCCGTGAGAATGTCAAAGAAGGTATATGGAACCCCGAACTCGTTTTCGGACATCTCCTCACGAGTACCAATTATGATGACACACAAAAACGCGTAGTCGGTGGTCGCAATGGGTACGGTGCTAAACTTGCAAACATTTATTCCACTTGGTTCTCTGTCATCATCAAGGATTCCGAAACAAAACAAGAATATACACAGGAATGGTTTGATAACATGACAACATGCTACCCCCCGAAAATTAAAAAATTCAACGGCGCAACTTCATCTGTATCCGTTTCATTCAGACCTGACTGGAAGCGTTTTGGTATGAAACAAATGGATATGGGTATCACTAAAATTATCGAAAAAAGAGTATGGGATGCAAACATATGCACCTCACCCAACTGTAAGGTCAAGTATAACAATGAAACGTTACCAAAACAAAACTTCGAAGCGTATGCGAAGATGCATGACGGTGTGGAGAATGTTCACTCCATGACAAGTGATCGCTGGTCAGTATGTATAGGTCCATCTGAAAATGGAATGGAACAAGTATCATTCGTGAACGGTCTCTGTACCTCACGTGGTGGTACACATGTTGATCACGTCACGACGATTATCGCAAATGGTATTATTGAAGACATGGCAAAAAAAATTAAACTCAAACCACAACAGGTTAAGAACGCCTTTACAATCTTCGTAAAGGCAACGCTAGAGAATCCGAACTTCTCTAGTCAGGTTAAATCGGAGTGTACAACCAAATCACAACACTTTGGAAGTAGGTTTGAATTACCCAAAACATTCGTGAAGAATGCTCTCAAAACTGGTATCGCAGATGAACTTACAGCACTTTCAAAGTTCAAGGAAATGAAAGAACTCAAAAAGACTGATGGTACGCGTAAATCTAAGATTACAGGTATTCCTAAATTAGATGATGCCAATAAAGCTGGAACCGCTCAATCGGGTAAGTGTACCCTCATCGTCACAGAAGGTGACTCCGCGAAGACCCTCGCAGTTGCCGGTCTTTCGGTGGTTGGTCGCGACCATTATGGTGTATTCCCACTTCGAGGTAAATGTAAGAATGTACGCGATGTCTCGGTATCACAACTCACATCAAACCAGGAGTTCAATGATCTCAAGAAAATCTTGGGGCTTCAACAAGGAAAAGAGTATACAGATGTTTCTGAACTTCGATACGGGCGTCTCATGATCATGACCGACGCAGATAACGACGGAAGTCATATTAAGGGTCTCATTCTCAATATGATTCACTACTTTTGGCCAAGTCTCTTGAAACTGGGATTTGTTGTGAGTATGGTTACACCCATCATTAAGGCGACCAAAGGCTCAGAATCGAAATCATTTTATACGGATTCAGCATTTCGAACATGGTATGGAGATGGAAAACATGGATGGCGTATCAAGTATTATAAGGGTCTCGGTACATCTACATCGGTAGAAGCTCGCGAATATTTCAAAAAAATACAAGAACTCACAGTGAAGTTTGAAGTGGATGTCATGACAGATAAATCAATCGTACTCGCATTCGATAAGAAGAAAGCGGATGATAGAAAGGTCTGGCTCCTCGAAAGTACGGCAAAGGATGCGCGCGAGCTTGAAGTACCATACGGGCATGTCAAACGGTTGGCTATTACAGACTTCGTACACAAGGATCTTGTTAATTTCAGTCTCGCGGATTTGAAACGATCTATCGCACACGTAGCAGACGGTCTTAAACCTTCACAGCGTAAAGTCATGTATTCATGTTTCCAAAGGAATTTACGTGATGAGATGAAGGTCGCACAACTGGCTGCGTATGTAGCAGAAAAAAGTTCATACCATCACGGTGAAGTATCCCTCGCGGAAACTATCGTCAAATTGGCAAATGATTATACAGGTTCAAATAATATTAACCTCCTTGAACCGTGTGGTCAATTTGGAACCAGACTTATGGGTGGTAAAGATGCGTCGCAGACAAGATATATCTTTACACGCTTGACTAACAGTGCTCGAAAGATTTTCGATCCCAAGGATGATCCGATACTCAATTATTTGGACGATGACGGTCGGTCTATTGAACCCGAATTTTACATGCCAGCATTACCCATGGTTCTCGTGAACGGCACGGAAGGTATTGGTACAGGGTTTAGTTGCTATGTACCCCCATTTAACCCTAAGGACATCGCAGCTAATATACTCAGTTTTATTACAGGTAAAGGCATTCAAAGGATGGAACCTTGGTTCAGGGGGTTTAAGGGTCGTGTCTTTTACGAGAATGATACATGGGTGACAGAGGGAGTATGGAAAGTTATCGGGACTACCGTCAAGGTGATTGAATTACCTCCCGGTCGGTGGACACAGGACTATAAGGAACATCTCGACACTCTCGCTGAAAAGAAGGTTATTGACTCGTATACCAATAATAGTACAACCGAAGATGTTGATTTTGTTATTCAGGGGTACGCGGGTAAGGATATTATGAAGGATCTGAAATTACAAAAAACAATTCGTACGACGAATATGCATCTTTTCCACCCCACGAAAGGAATTCATAAATATGGAAGTGCTGAACTGATCTTGATGGATTTTATCAAGCTTCGTTACGAGTACTACATTAAACGCAAGGCGCATATGATAAAGGTTCTTCAGGAAAAAGTTGACATGTATAATCATCGTGCGAAATTTGTCACGATGGTTATCAGTGGAGCGTTAATAGTGTTCAAGCGCAAAAAACGAGACCTCGAAGTAGAATTGTCACACACGTTTCCAAAAGTTGACGGGAGTTACGATTATTTGTTAAACATAAGGACGGTGGAATACACGGATGAACGTGTAACAGCGTTACTCGAAGAGGTGAAGCAATTGAGATGGGAACTTCAATTAACAACAGCGACATCACCGGTAAATATGTGGGAAAATGATATTAAAAATTTATAGATAGTAGATAAGTATGGACTTAAAAGGTCCCGATCAAGCGGCTGTTTTAGCTCTAAATGCTATAGGTCAGCAGGATACATACCTTTTACGAACTGATCCAGAACATTCCTTTTTTAAATATGAAACGAAGCAACATTCAAACTTTACAAAATTTCATAAACGTAAAACCGTACCCAGACCATCTTCAGAAACAGGATTATCAACTTGGCCTTTTGGTAAAACGGTGAAAGTTTCATTAAACCCACAGAATATGGGCGATTTGTTGTCGAATATGTATATACACATGACATTTCCAGCTGTGAATTCAAATTCAAATATAGCAGACCAACTCGGGCGTCATGTCATAGAGAGCGTAACGATGACAGTTGATGAGTTGGAAGTGGATAAATATCATGATGATTGGGGTGTTATTTATGATGAATTATATCTCGACGCATCCGAGAAACGTACGAAACGATACACAATAAATCGTAATCAGGCGGATGATGTATCACACGCAAATGATTATTCGTTATCCAGGTACAATTCTGAACTCATGATACCTATACCAATGTTCTTTTCGCGTAAATACGAAGGTGATGAATACGATTCAAATTCTCCGAATAGACCATATTTTCCAACGTGTGCCGTACACAAACAAAAAATTGAACTCGAAATAAAGTTCCGTCCAATTACGTTTTTTACAAATAATCTACAGAGTGATACTATAAATTCAAAGAATATTATAGTAAAAGAGTTCGATATAATAACAGAAGAATTGACCGTATCTCAACCAGAACGCACGTTTTTAATGACAACGAAACAGACAATGATAACAGACGTTGTAAAAAAACACCCGACAGTGGAAACAGTTGTGGGTGAAAATTCAGTTAAATTACAACTCGTCCCGAACATTCCAGTAAAAACACTTAATTGGTTTTTACGAAAGACTACATTTGAAGACGAAAATACAATTGGAAGTGAAGCAAGTATACGATCTCGTGCATTCTTAAATAGATTCAACTTTTCACAAGCTGCTATTTATTCGCCATTTAATGAGTTAGGTACAGCGGTCATGGACTCGGCGAAGATATATATAAATGGACAGGATTTACCCAATATACCACTCGCTGACCATAATTACTATAAATTCATTGTCCCTAATAACTGTAGGTTATCGCGACCTAATAGAAATATTTACACGTATGCCTTCTCGATGAATCCTATTAATGTGGAGCCATCGGGAAGTCTGGATTTCAGTAAATTGAATTCGGATCGTACGTTATTGGAAGTGATTTTGAGAGCGGGATTGGTGGATACTTACACTTTACATTTATATTATGTCGGATATCAAACATTCACGTTTGATGGAGGGTTTATGTCACTTGCTTATTAAATAACACGGTATGATGCATGCGAATATACTCGACAATCTTATTTTTAATACACCATCTGATAAAATTCAACTGTGCTACAGTCGTATGGATTTCATCAGGTGTACCTGGAACTTTATATGTTATTTTATCCGCTCGGCAGAAAGGATCGAATAACTTTTTACTGTACCCATCTAAACTAGACTTATAAGCACAATGAACACTGAATAAACGTCCATCGGTAGTCTCGTATGATAGGTTATTTTTCTTTGAATAATTAGTAATAAACCACTCCAAATTTCGAAGCGAAATACCACCCGTTTTATTTAATAATTCGATAAGTGTAGCTCTATTCTCGGGTACAGTATAAAACGTGTTGATAGATGATAAAAGAATGTCAGACTTATTCATTCTTCATTATTACATAATAGAAGTTATTTCTCTAACTTCATTTGTTTGAGTTTTTTCGCATGCTGGACATCCCGAAATAAAACCAGAAGGAAATGGGTGGTTATGGCGTAATGGTCCATTTGGCATGATAAGAGGTGTACATGGACGAGGGTCATTTACATGTATACAACAATACCCCTCTCGAATAGCACGATTTACACACAATTTACCATTTTTTCGTATACCTAGACAATGTATATCATTTGCAGGTGCTAAATCGCGTCGCACGTTTTTCATTGGAATTGAATATATGGAAGACACTTTCTGAACAACTTCACATATATATTCATGGTTATCTCTTTCTAGCTTAGCGATAGTCGTTTTATGATCTCGTTTTAGAGATTGTATTTGTTCTCTGTATCGCTCAGCAATTTCCCGTGTTGTTTTGATATTTTGTTCTTTATGGTCGTGAACGGCATGCGCTATTTTTTCTTTGAATTGTTTCCCTTGTTCACGAATATATTCTTTCGAATCTTTCTCACGTTCCTCATTCTGTCGACGCGCTTCTTTTTGGATCAGAACAGTAATTTGATCGATGATACCTGACATGTATTATCATACCGCCTTTTTTTTAAATATATCACTCAGCAATAATTGTTTAGACGAACCATCACTTTCATTTTTCTTTTTATTTTTTTTAGGAGGTTTAGCTCTAAGGAGTAATTCTCCAAATATATCATCCTTCACGTTTTCAAATAAAGGTTCTAGAAGATCACATACAGGTTTCAAGAACTTGTTCAAAAAATAATATGGATAATCAATCTCTAAATTATGCTCTTTCGCGTACACGGGATCTTCCGATTTTTCAAATGCACGAGATTTATCGTCTCCAGTTTTCACTAATATATACGGTACACGATCACCCGATTGTGGCTCCGAACCCGGTTGCCTTTCGCGCATTTTTCTCACCACTTGAACATGCGCCTGATTGATATCTACTATATGGTCACTTAATACAGATACTTTCTCACCCTTTACTTTATATGAATCAGAAAGACCTTGGCTCAAAACAAGTTTTTCGTTTGGAACGTCACCTTCAAGTAGTTCAACTGCTCGTTTACGCGCTAATGCCTTAGGCTCTACCGTATCCGCACTGTCCAATATTACATCGAGAAGTTCTTTACACACCGCACGCATGTGTGGTGTATTGTCCCGTCTAACTAACTGTAAACCCTTTACATCAATATAATCCATATTCATTTCACCATCCTTACCCTTTGTCCAAAGTTTGGCCGCGTATCGTTTTTTCGAATATAGAAAATAAGGGCAATATACCTTTTCCAATTCGAGATTATTAGGCGCCTTAAATAGTTTTGTACATTCGTTCGCAGCCTTTTCACCCAGTTCCCAACTGTATTCTATAGCTTCTTTTCCGGTACGAGAACCTACATCAAATTCAATCATCACGCTATCGGTGTCACCGTAACGAACATAGGAACCAGGATAATTCGTCTCAACGTACTTTTTAGTTTCATCAATCATGTCACGTCCTTTCATTGTGGTGGTAGAAGCAATAGCGACACATGGAAGAATTCCCTTAGATGCACCCGTAAAACCGTACACGGAGTTCATTGAAATCTTATACGCGAGCTGTTTACCATTGTACATCTGCTTAGTCGCGCCTGTCGAATTCGCCATATCCTTCTTAGCCTGTTTTCTAAACTGTTTCAATTCTGATAGAATACTTGGTAAAATACTCGGTACATTTTGTGCGAATGTATGCTCACCGAATCGTTCGTACTCGACACCGGGTAAGTTATCGTATTTACTATCTCGAACGAGACTAGAATAACATAGATTATGCGCCATCATGATAGATGGGTATAAACCTTCAAAATCGAGTGCGGTAATCGGTGTATAGTAAGCACCGGATTGAGCTTCCAGGACCGTCGCACCCACGTATCCAGTGTTATCCATATGACCATATTCATAGGCCGGAACCTTGAACCCCATCTCCCGAGCCTTTTTAGTCAATTGACTGAACACTTTGATTTGCTGCCCCCTTTCAACTAAGTAACTTAGTGGTACCCATGTGGCTTTAGCCATCTCTAATAAATTCATCAATGTTGATAACTTGGCAATCAGTCTGTGTGGTAAAAGTGTATCCTTTATACAATACTCAGCAACTTCACGTAATTCATTTGGATCTCCCCTTACAAACCGCGCAAACATTTCTTTCGGTGGCATATCAATCTTCTGGTCTCCCAAATAAATTTGAGAAACATTGTTCAGTTTATATGAATCTAATTTATATTCACGTTTAACCTCATGGAATAAATCAAAAATAAATCTTCCTGGCATTGGTACGAGTTTCAATTCATTATCCCCTAGTGCGCTCGAAGAAAGTTTCTTACGAGATAATGTACACGTAAAGTCTCTCAATTTACTCATTCGATAAAAAGCCAAGGGACAATTGTTCAACATACCACGTTCCATAATATATTCTAAATCAAATCCAAAGATATTCCATCCGGTTATAATATCTATGTCATGACTGTTGATATATTCACTAAAACCCATCAAGAGATCGCGCTCAGACTTGTAACTTACAATAGAACACCCATCTAGATTGTGATCAGTCTCCTTATAACATAAACATGTCTTATCATATGGTTCTTCTTCGCCAAAACGCACGAGTGATATCGCAATTTGGAAACACGCATCTCCAGGTACACATGGGTCGGGGAATTTCCCAGTAGAACTGTGACACTCAATATCGAGCGAGGCGACTACAAACGGGGCAATATCTGTCGTATCAAATGGTTTTAGGCTTCTCCAATCCTCGCATTTTAAATCTATGTCAACTTTCGTATAAGACGCAGGTTCGCATGAGTCACCTGTATCTACCCAGCCCGTAGATTGAATACCAGTGCGATGCATCAATCGTAATACAGGGTCGAGATTAGCTTCAAAAATCTTTAATTTCTGAGACACACCGGTTATGAATTTTCGTAATCGGTTACTTATATAACGTCGAGAAAGGAGATTCGTACAGTGAATTTGAAGAAAATAACTCTTCTCCCCATTTTGAAACCCTTCCATATCTTTTGCTTCAACAACGTCAATATCAATTATATCCGGACACGTTCGCTTTACATATTGTATAAGTGAATTAGGTGTCATCGTACCCGGAATTTTTATAAAAAAATATGGAATAAATTTCGTCGTTACACAGACGGACTCCCCTTTCATCGTCTTACCAAAAATACGTATGATGTGATCATCATCTTCGTCGCGGGCATCCCAGGTGAGAACCTGAAATTGTACCATCCTACTTACTAAGTTATAGAGCTAAAATTTTAATATCGTTTATTAATAAATGTCTGCTGCGTTGACCGAACTCGTGTCGAAGGGAGCTCAGGATGTATACATCACTGGGGACCCCCAAGTTTCATTTTTTCATCAAAACTACAAACGCCATACGAATTTCGCTATCAAGCCAGAACGTCTCGACTATATCGGGGTGTTCGGTTCAGGTAACGAAGTCAGCATCCCTTTGAGTACAAAGGGTGATTTACTCAGTTACATCTGGGTAGAAGCCACAGGTATCGGAGCGACTCGTGATGTTGACACCGGTTTCTTCAAATCGACTGATACGAGTGTGACCGAATTTTCTCTTTGGATCGGTGGACAGGAAGTAACTCGCCTCGATTCCCTTTACATCCAGGGTGTGCACAATGCTTTGTACAAACAGGATCAGGCTAAGGCTACATGCGCTGTGACACTCGACGAAGTTCCCGAAAACGCGAAGGGAACTGGTGCTCACGCCGATCATTACATGATCCCTTTCTTCTTCAGCGAAGACTGGACAAAGTCGCTCCCACTTACAGCGCTTCAATACCATCAGGTGGAGTTACGCATTAAATGCCGATCGGGGACGTTTACGCTAGGTTCCACACCCAAAGTGTACGCTACATACGTCTATCTCGACACGGAAGAGCGCAAAATGGTGGTTGACCACGAGCACGAACTTCTCATCACTCAAGTACAGTACCAGCCAATGTCAGCGACTGACACGGATGTGGATCTCACGTACTTCAACCACCCCGTCAAGGCACTTCACGTTGTTTCGTCTATAGCTGACAATACCAATTGGTCCACAAACTGGTCATTCGATACGGCGACCCTGTACATCAACGGTACACCCTTATTCGAGGACATGTCATCGACATACCACCATAATGTCGTCCCCGAAATGCACTGCTCAGTGCTCGCCCCGGACGTATTAAGTACCACTTCCACGTTTACGTGGCCATTCTGTCTGACAATGAACAAGTCACAACCTACGGGTTCGCTCAACTTCTCGCGCATAGATAATGCCAAGTTGGTTCTCAATGGAACCACATACAGGGGCGGCGCCGTTGTTAGAGCTTACGCTGTCAACTATAACATCCTGAGAATTAAGGATGGTATGGCTGGTGTAGCATTTGCGAATTAATTAACCAGAAGAACCGAATCCACGGGTTCCGCGTTCAGTATCTTCAATAGCAGTGACTTCCTCGATGGAGGGTGTTTCACATTTTTCTAAAATAAGTTGGGCGATTCGATCCCCTTGTTTAATCTCGAACTTTTCTCCTCCATGATTAAATAAGATAACCTTCAATTCACCTGTATAATCAGGGTCAATAACACCGGCTCCAGTTTGAATCCCATACTTTACAGCGAGACCCGACCGAGGTGCGATACGACCGTATACACCGAGTGGAATTGTTGCGGCGATACCCGTATTCACGATACCACGTTCCATTGAAGGGATATACATATCGATAGTACTATACAAGTCATATCCGACTGAACCAGGGGATGCGCGTGTGGGTAGAATCGCATTATCGGAAAGACGCTTGATGAGAAGGTTCATTTACTTATACTATAACTATACCCTTTATACCATTTAAAATGTTAAATTACACATCATTTTCATCTGCGTCGTGTACAATATAAGTGCTGCCATTAAAAACCCATTGACACCCATAGATATGCTAAGTAATACCTTTCTGATAACATGCCCATGATTAGCATCTATTAATTGCATATGTTCGATTTCAGTTAATTTACAATCATCTTCAAGTTCACCTTGTGTATATTCTAAATCCTCTATGATTTTGGATATCATGTCGATAACATCGGTGGAATATTTAACCATTTTATATTATACATACACCACATGTACTTAAGTTACTATTTCGTAAAAAATAATTAATATGATTTGGTATTACTGTCGTTCGTGTAAAATTACTTATGATGGATTTGCGCAGTGTTGTCCAGAACTCGATCATGTAAAAGTTGAAGAGACTGATAGTGATAGTGAATAGATTTAAATACAATAAAGAAATACTTATACTTTATATAAATGAGTGCGGCGTGGCGTATAAATACTTTAGGAAGGCTCCCTCGTCAGGGACGATGGCATTGGTATTCTGCACTGAAATTAGATGAAGATCTACTCGCGACTGAAGGTCAACGTGCGTTTAGGAATGAAACCTGGCAACTACTCGGAGATCTCCACCCCGAGCGTAGTAGGGGGTTTCGTATAGAGCTCGAAGTACACCACGAATTGAAAAAAATAGACTTTTTTACCGAGTCTATGTCAAATCATGAAAAACTTACCATATACATGAAACATAAAAATAGACTGAAAAACATATTCCCGGAATACATATTGTTTGAACGCCATATGTAAAATGGTCGGTATTAACAGGTATGTGTTTGTGTTTTGGATCTAGTACCACTTATAAGGTTGATTTCAACAGAAATTTGAAATGTTCGTGTAATCTATGTGGAAAAATACACGATGATATGAAAGATCTTATACGACACATGGGATACCACGAAACGGACGATATGAATAGGTTAATTGACCGCGATATGGGTACGGTGAATTGTCGTGAATGTAATAAATCTTTTAAAACTGTTTTCTATCTAGCTGGGCATATATGCTCATAAATATTTATCCATGTCCACCTCCCAATCTGTAACTTGACGCGTTTTCGTTGGCGGTATGAGGAGTGAACCTATATTGACGACACGACACGCGTACTTTCCAATGGTACACGTATGGTTCAATTCATATTGTGACACGAATTCGACGTGAGGTTTTAATTCTGTATCCGCTTCGAGGAGTATTTTATAACGAAACGCCTCGTCAAACGTTTGAAATGCGATAATCTGATTTATTTCTTCACCAGTCTCGGTTCGTTCCATGACTGAATAAATTCCCTCGTTCCCATTTTTTTCAAATGCGAGAACGTGTAACATTTTATTCGCGTGTACTTGATTGATAGCTTTGCTATTCTCATCACTCAGACGATGTATACTCGCACTAGCCTTACACCTAACCCTAAAACGAGGAGTTGGAACACGGTATACAAATCGGGTTTGTGCAAACATTTACATTTTAGTATATCATTGTACCACTTAGGTGAAATTGTGAATAGGCTTATAGAATTAAATGTATATAGTATTATAAAGGATGGCGATCGATAAGAATACAAAGGATAAGCTCACCGACTCCGAAAAGAAGAAAATCAAACAGGAAAATAAGGCGAAGGCCAACCCCCAGAAGGCTGCCGAGAAGAAGGAGAAGAATGACGCGTGTCGTGAGAAGAGAAAGGAGGAGGGAACCACCAAGTCATTCGCTTAATATCCCCTTACCCACTTTTGCATTTTACCTACACTCCACACGAGACTCATGATCGCCGTAGCGTTTTTAACAGTCTCGTCTAGAGAGTTCATTTTGTTTATTTAATATTATTTAGGAATTTACTTAAGTCCCAGATCCTTCCAAATATTTGCACGAGCATTTAACAATTTTCTAGATACACTTGAATTGCTTCGCTGTCCTAACTGACATCTATTATCACCTGATATTTTTTTTATACACGCAAAATTAAGTGGTCGCGGCATGTATACTTATCGTATGCGCCCATTTTCCGATTCGTGAATATAATTTTTCCATCCAGCTCGAGTGTAACGAGTACATACCTACTCTGGAGTGTTTGAATTACGTGATCAATGTATGTATCTGTCATTGGCGCTAATGTAACTTCTTGGATTTCATCCTCATTATTATGTTCAAAACTACCCTCAATACCAGTACCAGAAGGTAATGCAATTTTTATGGCTGACATGAAACATTTACACCACGAAACCTTTTTTATGATAAATTTTACATGGTAATTAGATTTATTCACCAATACCAAGTCTCGATCTACACCGCATGTCTTACTTATTCGAGGTCCCGGTCTATACGTTGGGTGTTCTTTTCGTTTATTCATAGAGTTATTCTCTAGAATTGTACTCTGCGTGAAATCATCTATGTTGATAGGTATTTCTGGGATTGTGTGTGTGACGTTCGTTTTCAATTTTGAACGGGACACATACAACGTCAAGCATATTATACTCAATTGTGTGGCGACGTACACCGACATACAATAAGTTATAAAAAAATGGGTACTGTTTAAGGAAATTGGTACCCTTCGACAGCTTCTTCAACAACGACGGGGTTTTGAATAGTTTCATCGATTGTAACTGACTTTTTAGGTTTAGGCATGGGTTCGGGTGTGGGTTTTGTATTTTTTACACTCTTACGCACTTCATTATATATTTCAGGGAATCTATTATACGTATCGTTCTTTTTAGAAAATAACATAACGAAAGCCAATACACAGAAAGATACGATTGTAGAAATAACAAACGTTCTGATAATCGTTGGTTTGCTAATATTCAGCATGGTATACGATAGACGAACATTTTAATATTTTGTATTTATATATGAAAGTCACTCTGAAAAGGAGTCCAAATCCGAAAAAGAAATACAGGGTCACATTCGAAGACGGGGGGCGTGTCGACTTCGGAGGTAAAGGCTATTCAGACTACACGATTCACAAAGATCCATCACGTATGAAACGGTATCTTGCGCGTCACGGACGCATGGGTGAAACGTGGACCAAAGGTGGTATGAAGACGGCAGGGTTTTGGTCGAGATGGCTTTTATGGAGTAAACCATCGATGGATGGAGCTAAACGATTCATGTCTAAGCGTTACGGTATCACATTTATTTAAAAGAAATGATCGGTTCTGTATAATTTAGCCTGATACGGTGCGGCTTTACCCAAAACGTTTATACTCTCATTGCCGTATAACTCCTTACATCCCAAATCATCCATACAGTCACGGCCATCATGTGTGACGGGTATCGAGTATATCTGTTGACCAGGCGTCGATGTATAGTAATGGTATTGATCTCTACGACCATTCACCTCCTTACCGTATAAGGGAAGTGTCTCATTATCTTCACCCAAGAGTACCCCCATTTGCTGAACATGTCCAGGTTTATAGTCCTTTATAGGCGGGTCTCTAAATTCTGGTTGTCTTCTGCGTACTGGTTCTCTTTGGCGTATGGGTTGAGGGAAAGGTACATTTACCGGAACTTCAACTCGCATGATCTGTTTGGGTCTTAGTACAAGGTACCCAATTATACCCAAAAGTATGACGATTAACGCATACCCAGTCGCGTTCGCGTTCTTACGTTTCATTTATATATCCTAGGAAAATATTTTAGGACGTGGGAGTATCCCAAGTTTAAGTTGAACCATAAGCCATAGTAGGAATAATATTGTTTTTACAGTTTGTCCAGCCGTCTTATTATCCATATTGTATATAGGACTCATCAATCGCCCAAAGAATGTGTGTTTTTCTTCTACACCGGTCAAACGAGATTCTAAGAGTGTCAATGCGCATGTGTCATCATTGATGGCCCAGTGAAAAAATACAAATGGTATTATGACTGAATACATTTTCAAAAAATTAACATTACTCGAAAACGGGATGACGAGCGACGATATAAAAATTATGGTGTGAATGATAAAAATAATATTCATCTCTTAATATGGACAAAGAAAAGAAAGCGCGTTCAAAAAATAAATTCGTGTGGTCTCCTCAACAGGAACAGATACTAAAGACATGGGGTGAAGCGTCTGCGTGTTATAGGTACATGCATAATCACGCGTTTTTAATCTATAAAAAACAAAACATGAATTTCTCACTGCCTGTAATTATCCTCTCTACAGTGACGGGGACCGCAAACTTCGCACAAAGTTCGCTACCTGCTAGTATAAGGGGTGCAGCACCTGCCGTGATTGGTGGGCTGAATTTGATTGCGGGTATAATCGCCACGGTGATGCAATTCCTAAAAATAAGTGAGATGATGGAAGGAAACAGAGTTGCTTCACTTCAATACGGTAAACTTTCGAGAACAATTCGCCTAGAATTAACACTCCCAATCGAAGAACGGTCATGCGACGGATCTACCATGATAGATACGTGTCGTGCCGAATACGACAAACTGATAGAACAGTCTCCACCAATTCCATACTTCGTCATTCAGGCGTTCGAAAAACAATTCCCGGATGATAATGGAATTTTCAAACCAGAAATAATGCACATTCAACCGATTGACATGTTTATAAGCGAAGATGAAATGGGAAACGAATTGAAAAAAGATCTGAACGCAATTCGGAATGAAAGTGGTGGTTTTGAATTGAGTGACGTTGTTATAAAATCTTAGAAAGACGACGTGTGAGATAGGCAACCATTATGAATAACATCACGTTAAAGATACCAATACAAATCAAATAAGGAAGAACCTTTCTTTTAACAGGGTCGAGTATCCTTGTATGAATTGTATCACTTTCCAAAAAAATATCTAAAGCTTGATCAGTAAGTTCGTCAGTAATGGACTCTTTCATTAAAAGAGTACCACAAAAAAAGTTGCGGCCACAAACGCTTCACCAAAATGAAATCGATTTGCTGGAAAAATATATACGCGACGGTAAAAATGTATTTATATGCGGACCAACCGGATGTGGTAAAACGTTTATAGTGAATAGCGTACTAGAAATAAATAACACGATTGAATTACACTCCGAACTTTTTCAAAAAAAGAGTACATTCATGAACTTGATAGGTGATACATCTTCGGATATATTAATTGACGGTTACGATTCGTCTATACACGGACACAAACAGATTATAGATCGCGTTTCTGAGCAAAAAGAAAAGGTCACACGAGGGTCTGTCGTTGTAACCTCTACAAATGTACACATGTTACCAAACTTCAAACTTATCATCGTGCCCCGTAGATCGCCAGATGCTATATGTTCATTAGCATGCGATAATCCAAGAGCCCGCATAGCGGCTGCTGAATGTCAAGGGGATATACGCAATTTTTTTGACTATATGAATTTTTCCCATGTAAAAGATGTTTTTAAAACATCTAAAGATATTGTCATAAATATATTATCAAATAGAACACACCCGTTTGACTTATCGCAAACTATTCACGAACACGGGCATGTGTGCGACGTTATATTTACAAACTATACACGCTCAGATAATTGTAATGCAGCCGCTATAACAGAGTCACTCTCACAAACAGATATATATGATAATTATATGTATAAAGGAGATTGGGGGTGTATGCCATTTTTCGTTACACATGCTATGGCCATTCCTAAGTTGAATATGGGGTCACCTATTAAAGTAGATGATATACAACCCGGTAGTATATGGACAAAGTATGGAAATTATAAAATGCGTAGCAATAAACTCCGTACAATTCAATCTAAAAATCAAACTAAAATTGGTATAGATGAATTAAGTTTACTACGAAAATATGCTATAGCTGGTGACATAAAACCTTTAATAGAGTACAAACTCGAACCATTAGATTTCGATATCATGAATCATCTCGCAATTGGAAACAAACTCAAACCGGCTGAAGTTTCGAAAGTTAAAAAGAAGATGCGGTTATTAATAAATGAGTGACAGTTCAGACGAAGTTGATGTTGAAGAACATGATGTCGTCCGTGTAAATGGGTGTGATATATATTATTACGGTGATGTCGACACGGAAAGTACACTAGAATTCCTAGACGAGTTTAAAAAGCTTGAGGTGGACTTACTCAAAAAAGCCATCGAACTACCCGGATACAAACCCACAATTCGTGTGCATATACACAGTGACGGTGGTGATGTTTTTTCGGGTTTGAGTATAATGGATACACTGAATTCGTCACGTGTGAATGTCGTGACGATCGCAGAGGGTACGTGTTGTAGTGCTGCGACTTTCATTTTATTGGGAGGAGGGGAGCGACTCATGGGAAGACATTCATTTATTCTCATTCATCAGTTGTCATCAGGATTCTTTGGTAAATATACCGAGCTGAGAGATGAAATGAAAACGTGTAAAAAAATCATGAAAACAATAAAAAATTTGTACATGAAGAAAACGTCGATCCCGAAAGAAAAGATGTCACAGTATATGAAACGTGACATGTATCTCGACTATGACGAGTGTCTCAAATACGAGATCGTTCACGGGCATTCTTAACGACTACGTACCGCCTGTACAAAAACACACCACCTATTATAATAAAACCCACACTGAGTGTGTTCATATTAAACGGAATGTTCGTTATCGGAGGAGGCTTAAGTCGCTCCATTCTCTCGTAATTTACAACGGGAATCATTCTACTATTACTATGAACACAATTTTTACTGCCGCTAAAAACGACAAGACGCGCTACATCGATATTATGAATAGAATTACACCTAAGTGAAGCTTATAAATTATAATATCAGATTATTACAATATGTCACTCGTTCCCATTAAATTGATTAAAAATGTTTCGACGAAAAATAAACTTCTCAATATCAAAGGTGAAAGCCCCGAGATTGACAAGAATGATTACATCGAATCTCGAATTCTTACAAACAAAAAAGCCAGTAATCTATTGGCTATAGAGGATGCTTCTGAAATTGCCAAATATTACCTCCATAAGAAGGGTAAGAATGGTGTATTCGAGCGAATTGCTAGAGATATCAAGAAAGAATCGGGTAAAGACTTCCGCTTTCTGTTCCGTAAGACTAGTTCGATGGAAAAAAGACCCATGGCTGCTAAGGGTCGTACTGGTACAGACTATATTCTCATGGAACATTCGTTCACAGATGGATCGGGTCATTATGGTATGTCCCGAGTTAATCATGTTAATAAGACTGCGTTGATTTATGACTCGATGAAAAATGAGGATTCCGATTTCGAGAGCCCACTCAAGACACTGCTGGGTAAGGGGTATAAGGTATCAAGTGGGACAATTCATGGATGTTACCCCCGTTTGAGGAACGCTTCCAGCACTGACTTAAATCCTCAACCCACGGGTGGATTTGTGTCACAGTCATTTAACGAATTCAAGAATAAGAACTACGCGGGTGGTCGTGGAGGTGTTCCTAAGAAAAATATGGAAGAATCTTTTGTTGTTTCCCAATACGACGAACTTTCTCAACATCATTTCTGTTATATGGAATCGTTTCTCGCCTTGATGGTGAATCTCGGAATGGTAAAACCCGGTCCACAAGATCCCCGTGAACGACTCGAGTACGTGAAGAAGTTCATTTGGGGTGTGATTTATAAATATGTTCCTAAATCGAGCCGTGACACGGTTCACTGGAAGTATTTCGAAAAACAATTCCCATATTTTATAGAGACGATGGGTTCGGATGGTAAACGTCTACCAATGAGACATGGTTATATTCAAGTTCCTCCCTTGAAGGGTACAGTTCAGTACAAATTGAAGAAGATACGTACACGCACTGATATTGACCAATCATGGAGCCTTAAGAAAATTGTCGACTGGTCCAGGGGTGTTCGTAAATGGATTGTACCTAAGTAGAGGTAGAAAATTGTAATTATCATCTAAAAATCTGACAACATGGAAGACCTCCAAAACCTCATGGCATGCATCGACGAAATCGCCAGTCAGATCCCTGATGGTATCTATCTGAAGATGGCAGATCAAATGAAACGCGTTCATGACCACATGAACGGCAACAAACCGATCCACGAAGACACTTTCTATTACAGTGACGATGATTCGGAATTTGAAAGTGAGGATGATGACAGTGACAGTGACTTCGAGGTTCCCACCGTTGAAAATCGACGGCTTCGAGAGCGAGAATACCAGAAGCTCAGAGATGAGATTTTTGGATTAGTGAAGCGGATGCACGCGGAGTACAATAATATGGAGAAGTGGGACAAGCAGGTCAATTGTCCATGGACCCCCATCAAGCGTATGACTACGTGGCGAAAGGGGCAGGCTGTCATGACCTGGTGTGATAAGACCAATAAGTTCTGGACTCCCACCCGTGATAGTAGGGAACTTGTTTGTGGTTGCACCGATCAATTTGCCTTCTGGACCTGGAAGAATCTGGTGGAATACGGTCTGAAGATGATCGTGTTTGAAATTGGAACCGAGGCTGAGAAGGCCTCCGCGTCACGTGGGTTCATCTGCCAGGACGATCTCTCCCTCAAAACACTCCAAAAACTTCCCGCGTTTGAAAAACAAATTTACGAGGAGTACAAAGAAGAGTGTCACAGGAAATGGAACTCGTGTGTTGAAGATGCCAAGAAGAAGGTCAAGGAATCTGAGGAAAAGATGAATACCTTAGAGAAGGCGTGTATACAGAGAGAATATCTAATTGGTGGTTTCTTATGCGACCGCGAATGGCGTGATTACTGGGACCTTGATACATATGTCTTCACGACCGGTCGGACAATTCTTTAGAAAAATAGCACCTAAGTTTGTAACAATATATGTAATTTTCATCATAAACATGGGATGTTCCCGAAGCCACCCACTCCCTCCCGGTATTTTCGTTGAAATGCCGTCACCACCCCTGGTTCGAAGTGATCCACCCCCTGAATGGTACGCGAATGCGGAAACAATCACCACGTCTAATGCTTTTGACGAGTGGACTAGTAGGGAACTCAACGATGAAATCATGAGACTTCAGAAACGCGTCAAAGAACTTGAAACTGAAAAGATAAAAAAACGTGTAGAGTGTGATGATGATGACGATATCATGCACGACCCCGATGTGCGTAAAATGGTTGAAAATGGTGAACACATCTGTCACATGTTTGACGCATATTGCCAAGCATGTGAAGATGATGAGGAGGATTCTGATGAGGAGGATGAGGAGGATTATGATGATGAAGTAAGGGTTTTGACTGAAGAAGAAGTTCAAAATGACCCTGAAATGACTGCTCATTTTTGTTAATTAAGATACTTAGACATGTTACTTATATCAATAGTATGAATCGCGTTGCTATAGATATAGATGAAGTACTCGTACATTTCGTTAAACCTATGGCTAAATACAATAAACTGAGAATGCCCACTAAAAACAAATACAATTACGTCTATAGGGACATGTTTAGTATCACGGAGAAGGAGTCGGCTAAAATGGTACATGATTTTTACGATTCCGATACATTTAAGAATTTAAAACCCATCCAACATTCGGAGATTGCTATTCGAAGCATGCGTGACAAGTGTGATAAGTTATATATCGTAACGGGTAGACAGTCACACGCTCGTGAGAATACAGAATCATGGTTAGATAAACACTTCCCAGGTATGTTCGATGACCTGATTCTTACGAATAGCTATTCACCACACGAAATACAGAAAGACGATATATGTAGATCGTTAAATATTGACACGATCATCGATGATAACGACATGATATGTGGGTTATGTAAAAATGCGGGTGTAAACAGTATTCATTTCGCGGGTTACGACGGGAGTGTATATCCGTGGTGTCACGAAGATTCTGATAGTGTGTTGAGTTGGTTAGAGTTACATGCGAAATTATGATTTATTTGTAACTAAGACAAACCCCATCAGAGTGGCTATTTCTATCAGGAGAAGTGTCTGTTGTGTCATGACAACCATTTTCGCTCTAGTTGATTTGGGGCTGAAGTCACCATATCCAACTGACGCCATCGTCGTAAAAGAAAAGTAAAAGGGGTCGATAAGGGACTTGAATCCAAATTCAATTGGATTCATCATGGCATATATAAGACCATATAATACGGTGATAACAATCACTGAAACTTGGACATACATTTATTATATAGATATATAATAAATGTTGTTAACCCTAACATTGTTAGGTATCATTTTATATATTTTAATAATTAGAACATATAAAGAATCCTATTTAAAATACGACTGTTTCTTACTATCACTCCCTGAATCAGTCGAACGACGGAAAACATTTATAAATAATCACGACCCGAACATCCCATTAGATATAGTCTATGGAATAAATACTAAGGTAATAGAAAATGCTGAAAAATTTCAACAGTATATAGATCCAGGGTATTATCGTCAAGCGGTTGCGATGCATTACAACAAATCCATCAAACGACCCGATATAACCTATTTCAATATGGGGGCGATTGGAGCCTATATGGGACACATTAACATAATGAAGAAGTGTATAAATAAAGGAGTTAAATACGCGTTAATTTTCGAGGATAATGTTACAGTGAAAAACAAACAATTCTACATGGAAGTACAAGATGTTATAGATGCTACGGGTGGTAATTTCGAGATGTGTTTCTTTCACTGTCTTTCAAGGAAAGTTGACAGGAAAGTGACAAATACTATTGAAGAAGTTTCATGGGTTTCTAGTATGAAGTGTTACCTTATCAATGTTAGAAATATGGAAAAATACATTAATTCATACTTTCCGATGGATAACCATGTCGACAACAAGACTGAAGATATAATAGCGAGGGGTGCGCGCGTATACTATAAAGATTTACGGGATAATATGGAAATAAATCGAACGCGCCCAAGTACGATAGCCCATCATGATCACGGAAAGAAAAACTTCTTCTCGAGGCAGAACCCGAGTCTCACCCCAGGTGATCTAGAGTACGGTTATTAAACGGAATCGACACGGGTTAACCCCCCATCCGTACTCTTCCTCTTCACTAAATTAAAAGCGCCTAGCCATCGGTTTACAGCATTTTTTGAATTTGTTAACGAGTTTGTATCATCATCCACGACAATACTCAAACCGTTACACACATCGGGTTTATTTTCCTTGTTCGGGAATTGAAAATGAAACGCTTTTATGGAAATAGCAGGGATGTCCGGTGCGTCATCCAGTAACCTATCATACTCTTCTCTACATTTCATAACAAAATCTAAAACGTCGCATCTATGTTTTACATCTAAAGAGAGTTCCATATCGATATTTCTATAGAACTTACACCATTGTATACACATCGCGGAATGCGATTCCGACAATTTCAAACTTTGACTGAATTTACTTATCGAAGTTAAAATACCCCCCATAACATTTAAAAACGCAAACACGTATTGTATCGCAATAATTCGTGTTTGTGTATCACTACTTGTATCACTATTCCCACTTGGATTGAGTACCGCAAACCCACCTACACCCGTTAAACTTGCTATCACGATACTCGGATAGGATAAATAATCATTTTGTTTCTTGAAAAAGAGTCTTGCATGATTATGTAACCATCTATAGCCCGCAGCTTTTTCAGCCCATTTTATTAATAATTTTTCTTGTTTTTCGCACCACATACACGGTTCCGAGCTAAGGTCTTTTTCGCTCATCCTACTGTGACGCGATATTTTTCTTTATGGTCTCCGCTGAATGTCGCGCAAGTTTATCGACTTCCTCATTTTTAGGGTTTCCGTTATGCGCTTTCACCCATTCCCATTCCACGAGGTTCAGTTTATTACGTGCTCGGTCAATTTCGATCCATATTTCTTTATTCTTCACCGCACTCCCGGTAGCAGTCTTCCATCCATTTATTTTCCAGTTCCTAATCCACGACGTAATACCATTCTTAACGTAGTTACTATCGGTATAAATACGCACCTCTTGAATATCGCGTCTGACACACTCTTCGAGAGCCTTTAGAATTGCAGTCATCTCCATCTTATTATTTGTTGTATTAACCTGTCCATCACATAATTTAAACTGATCACTAACCACACCCCAACCGCCGCATCCAGGGTTCCCAAGACAACTGCCATCAGTGTAAATCTCATACATGATTACTTATCGCGGTTTATCCTTATACTCTGAAGCCTTTTTGGGTGTTTTACATATGACATCACCACAATGATCCCTATTCTGATACACGGAATTTATGGATGTTGCCACTTCTTCACACGATTTAAGGGACCAACGTCCTAACATAGGTTTATCCACTTTAATTAAAAGGTCAAACACTTTCTTGAACATTATATTAAATGGGAGTGTTATATTTAAGTTTCTTAAAACAGTTCATCTTCAACTTCTATTTTAAGTTTGCAATCATCTTTCGGGTAAGTCACACATAACATGGTATAACCTCTCATCAGTTGATGTTCATCAAGACAGGATTGTGCATCCTGGCTTACACGACCCCATACTAATCTTGCCACACATACAGAACACGAACCTTTGCGACACGAATATGGGAGGTTGAGACCTTGTTCTTCCGCTGCATCTAGAATGTACGTTTCATCATCACACTCAAAGGTTTCATCACCACCGGGTGTAATGAGAGTAATTTTATAATTTGCACGGACAGCTACACGAGACTTCTTCTTGATAAGACGAGTTCGTGGTACGAGCGGTGGTCTAACATGACAAGTGGCAAGGGTAGACATACTATTTTAATATAAATATTATTTTTTAAATAACAGTGGTTTTTCCGGTTTGAAGAAATCATTAAACGGACACCCTTCGCATCGTCTATGACGTACCGCACATTTGAGTGCGTCGGCGTTCTTGATACAAGGTTTTTTCCGTTGTCGATAGGTTCGCCGCCGTGTAATTGCGTAAGTAAGGATCGAGGTTTGACCTATAACTAACATACTACACTAGGGATTTTCAGTTTTAAATAGCATTATCGTGCACTTTAAAATTGAATTATACTTTATATTTTTTATTAATTAACCGAAACCAACAAATTAGTTGGAGAAGGCGAGGCCGCCCATACCGCTCTGGATGCGGAGGACGTTGTAGTTGACCGCGAACATGTTGAGCGTGGATTGATCGGTGTTACCCTTCGCGGTGACGATCGACACTTGCGCGTTATCGATGCGCGAGAAGTTGCATGTACCGGTGGGTTGGTGTTCCTCGGGCTTGAGCGCGAAGGAATACGAATAGACACCGGGCATGGGGGTACCGGAGTGATGGTTGAAGGATTGCACCTGGTTGAAGTACTTACCCGACTGCTCCTTGAAACGGTCTTGGCCGTTGAGCACGAGCTTCATCGTCTTGATGGTACCGACAGTCTCTTCATCGAAGGCAGTCGCGGTAGCACCCGCACCAGCCAGCAGCTTGGGGGCGTTACCGGCATCGGCGTCGACGTGCACCTTGGTGCCGGCGAGGTCCATGTTCGCGATGGAAGTGGACACAATGGCATCCGCATCCTGGGTGAAGTTCCACATGGCACAGTTGGACTGGTTGGACTCGGAGGCGCACCACACGAGCTCCTTCACGGGGTGGTTGTACGACAGACGGATCTGCTTGGTTTGTTCAGCGGCGGCGAGCGTGTCGGAACCAGTGTGCTGGACCTGCTCGATCAGGTATTCGTGACCCTTCTGGGCGAATCGACGACGTTCTTCCGTGTCCAGGTAGATGTAGTTGGCCCACACCTTGAAGGTCTTGGAAGAGTCCATGTACATTTCGAATTCACCCGACAAATCGAAATCCAAACGGACTTCGTGGTATTGCAGCGCGATGAGGGGAAGCGCCAAACCGGGGTTGCGGTTGAAGAAGAAAATCAGAGGGAGGAACACCTGACCTTCCGCACCGGAAGCGGTGACGACGGAACCAGTGGTCATCTTACCCCACGCGGTCTTCTTAGCGCTGTCGAGGTACAGCTCGGAGTACAAACGCCACCATTTCTGGTAGTGCTTGTCGATGCGCTGACCACCGATGGAAAGTTCGACATCCTTGATCGCACGCTCGGCGACCCATTCGTTGGAGAGGGCACCAGCGTTGGCGGAGATGACACCGAGGGTCGCAGCCTTCATTTCGACGTACATGTCAGCGACGAGATCACCGTTACGGGCAACGGTCACGGAGACGCGTCCGGAGTTAGCGGCAGTACCGTTGACGGTCTGCTCGATGTTCTCCATAGCGAAGTTGGTGTGGCGGCGGTAGACCGCCTGGAAGAAAGTAACCTTAGGGTTGCCAGTCAGGTAAACATCCTGGGCACCGTAAGCGACGAGTTGCATGAGACCACCGGCCATTTTGAGAGTATTGTATTATATACCAATATTTTATTTGAGCTGCGAAAAACACGGCACTATTTTTCCTCATCATAAATAAATGTCCAACTCCGAGATAACAGAACACATAACCCATCCACCTACGAACGAATCCGAATCCGAACAGGAATCTCAGTCTGGTAGCCAGCCTGAGAATGTTGACGATATTGATATGTCGGAATATGAAGATGAAGACGAAGATAATTTCGAACCTACGATGGAAGCTATTCTTGGTTCGACATTGGCAACCACTGAAGGTGATACCGTATGTAGCGCTCTCGTGAATTTGGGGTACCAGATGGAAATTCAAAACAAGATTTTAGTCAAACTTTTATCAATCCTCCAGAAGAAATAACGCCACTTAAAAAATGAATTCTATAATTAGAAAATGACTGACGCTGTTACACATTTTATCGATGAGACGGCAAATCGAGACGATGCGAACAGTGCCATGTGGACGAACCAAATCCAAACTTTTTCTCATGACGATGTCATGAAATTTCTTGTTCAACTGGAAGATATGTGGAAAATTAATAATCGCGACGACATCTATTTATCGTATCGTATCGGATATGAAAACTTTTTTACAAAAGAGGAATTGACAGAGGATGGCCTACCTGTATCTATTGATATTACACGTGTAGAATCTAAAGTCAAGCGTATGAATGAACGCCTCTGTGAACTGTACCATCGGTCTGATACATTAAACATGATGGATATAGAGGATGACAATGACATGAAACTGTCAGTTCGTATTAACCGCCTGATAGATCAGGTCGACGACGCGTGGCAAATCGTATTCCGCAACGCTCGTATTAGTGAACGCATTAATAACCCCACATATGTTCCAATTAACCCCGAAACCGACCCATCCATTTTCAGGATGTCTACTATCACGAATATTGAAGAATTGAACCCGTTCCAACAAGCTTTATTACAAACTCTCAAAGACCTGTACAGACGTCAAATCAGGAGATACAAGGGGCAGTGTTGCATTCAAATTAAGACCAGTGAGGGTGCCATGACCCGCGCATGGAAACCATTAGAAACGATCGAAGACTACGTTTACGGCGTGGCTAAGAAGGAAGTACAATTCGAACTATGGAAGAATTTGACAGCTCGAGCCCCTGGTCACGGAGATCTTATTCGACACTTAAAAAATACAAAGGATATGCAATTTCCCGAAATTAAAAAGAATCGTCATGTATGGTCATTCAAGAATGGTATATTCATCGGTAAGGAGTTCGACGACGTGCGTTCATCCATCGACGACCCGCATTGGCGCGCAAGTTTTTACACGTACGAGTCGAACGAGTTCAAAAACCTCGACCAAACCGTCGTAAGTAGTAAGTATTTCGATATGGAGTTTGAAGACTATAGCGACACGGATTGGCGAGATATTCCAACCCCATTTTTCGATTCTATCTTGAAATATCAACAACTTAATAAAGATGTATGTGAATGGATCTTCGCGCTCGGTGGGCGTTTGTGCTATGATGTGAATGAGATTGATAAGTGGCAATGTATTCCATTCTTAAAGGGGGTTGCGCGTTCAGGCAAGTCTACTCTCATCACAAAAGTGTTTCGAAAGTTCTACTGTACTGAAGATGTTAAAACGTTGTCGAATAACGTCGAGCGAAAGTTTGGACTGTCAGCTATCATGGATGGGTTCATGTTCATCGCACCAGAGATTAAGGGTGACTTAGCTCTCGAACAAGCAGAGTTTCAGTCTATTGTGAGTGGTGAAGACGTGTCTATTGCGGTAAAGCACGAGAAGGCGCAATCTTTTGAGTGGACTGTTCCAGGTATTCTGGGAGGTAACGAAGTACCAAATTGGCGTGACAACTCTGGTAGTATCCTGCGTCGTGTGCTTACGGTTGATTTCACGAAACAGGTAAGGGAAGCGGATCCCACACTCGATAGCAAACTTGAACGCGAAATCCCTTTTATTTTACAAAAATGCGTGCGTGCATATTTAGAATTCGCACAAAAATGGCCCGAGAAGGATGTATGGAACATCGTTCCCAAGTATTTCATGGATATTCAAAGACAATTGGCGACTGCGTGTAGCCCTCTCGAATCGTTCCTATCGGAACCGTGTGTCGAATTCAGTCCGGATAAAAAATGCCCCCTTAAATTTTTCAAAAAAAAGTACTCAGAGTTCCATGGTGTATTGAACAAGTCGATGAATCAGGATATATGGGCGGGTCCGTTTGGTACCAGGGACATCAAAGTCAGACGAATCACCGAACCGATGAAGTATCAGAGCTGCGACGATACTTTCCCTGCTATGGAACAAAACGGTACCGAGTTTATATTCGGACTTGACATCACGGATATGTCAGCGAAACCCGTAATGTCGGTCGGAAGTGATTAAAATATCGGGGTAATATATGGGTTTATTTAACGAATTCGAAAATTCAAATTCAAATTCAAATTCGAACACACCTATCACGTCTCAGAACATGATAAGGCGTGCACCTTATCTCACTAACCAAGAACGCGGTGCATTGATGAAGAATGCTATGCGATTACCGAGAAATAATATATCTACCCGGATCGGTGCGATTGCGGGTGCTAAGTTATCTCGTACAAATTTTACACAATTGAGAATATCACCTTTACAGCTTTCCATATTTAACGGGATGGTAAATCAAACTGCTAAGGAAGGTAATTACGCGGTGGATGTAAATTCTATATTGTATAAAAAGCCTCACAAACGGAAACCTATCACAACTGGTTCTACATTGGGAATAGAGGTAAACAGTATACTATTGCGGTATGGGCGAATGGCTATAGGTGCGAAACATACGTTCACAGTCAAACCCAGTGCTAATAATAAAAATAAACACGCTCATTTCTTGGCGGAAATTAATGGCCGTATATTTGAAAATGGGTTGGAGAGTAAGTTTATGGTTAAGATTTATAAAAATGGAAAGATGCAATTTTCTGGTGGTATTTTAAACAATAATATCCGACACCCAGAGATGATCCGGAAATATATCATAGACACGTACACACCTAGGTCGAAGTTTCTTTATAACCCGATAAAGTACGTTGTTTTGGTTGGAACATTTCAAGCCAATGGTGTTTTGGATTTGGCCAATATAGCGCGGGCGTTTTCTCGGTCTAGAAATGCGTCATATGAACCAGAATTACGACCATCTTTAAAGATGGAACATAAGAATTACGGGTTTCAATTATTTAGATCGGGAAAAATACAGATTATGGGTGCCAAAACAACAAATGATTTGAATTCTGCGTATAATGTTGGTAGCGATCTTGTAAAAGAGTTAAACGTTATGGGTTTGATCATTAATTTTAAAAATATGAACTTTAAACCAGCCGCGAAGAAGCTGCGTGTAGTCAAAAATAAAGTAACCAATAACACGGGAAATGCGGTTAGCTATTTTAATAAAGGGACTTATAAAAACGGTAAAAACGGTGTACGTATCGGGACGAAGAAGTGTGCGACTATACCCCGCCCCAAACTAGTATCAGTCGCAGAGAAACTAGGAATTATCGATATAACGGGTAGAACAACCAAACCCGATATATGTACTAAAATTAAAAATAAGGTTTACGGTAAATTTACCATAAATAACAAACCGTGCACGGCGTATACGAAGGAACAGCTCATACCTATCGCGATAACCAAGGGTGTTCCTATTTCAGATATTGACACGGTTGAGACTATATGTAAGAAACTGAACATTCCTAGACCGTTACCGGTCGATGTTAAGAAGGTTGAAAAGGTTGCGAAAGCTGTCAATAAGAAAGTTAAAGCTCAAGGGAAGGTATTAGAAACACGAGGTCTCACAAATACTAGGATTGCGAAAGATATCGAAAAATTATACGGTAAGAAGTGGCTGAACACTTACAGAAATGTGATGCCATCTCTCAATTCAGATGTGACTGAACTTAAAAAACGTATAAACGCATCAAATATAAAGAAAAATAAGGCGGGTGTACCGTTTAAAATGGGTGTCAATGCTCTCAAACGTAAAACAGTTTCAGAGTGGAAAATGCAGAGAAGAAAGAACTTGAACAACAAGCTTAACGCGATGAACAATAATTTAGCGAGGGAACTTGAAAATGGTATGAATAAAAACAATACACCATCACCCCCTAAGGAAAAAACAAAATTCCCAAAAGGTACCACAGTTGAAGAGTTATAAAGAAATGAACAATTATATAACAAATGGATGACGCGCGTGAAAATTTTATAAGATTTCTATGGGAACGCAGTGATACGTGTATAGATAGAGATTCATCCAATTGGTCATCTCGTATACGTGGTTCTTTGATTGATACAGTGTATTATATCATATGCTCATATATACGAAAGGAACGTGATGATGAAAATAATGAATTCGGTATGGGAAAACTGGAACGTGAATATTTATGTACGGATGATTTCATGAGTGCGGAAGATATGTGTAAATGGATAGAAGAAACCCGAGAATTAAATGACAGGGGGTTGATCATGTTTATTTTTGATAATGTTTATCGTATGATACCTGGTAAGCATAGACGAGCTCTTTTATATATACTCAACATCTTATATTTCGGTTTATAACCTTATGGGGTTCTGCCATTTGTTTCAAATGCGTCGCATGATACGAGAAGTCATATATCTCAAATGTTTCTTTTATTTTGTCACCGACCCCATACCCCTCGATCCGCTTAGATACCCCGGAACACGCGGATATATGTTCCAAGTTGAGAAATTGATCTTCCATTTGTATAAATGATTTCAGGGATTCTGGAGAAAGACCATCTTTCTTCATATTTTCGTACATGCGCTTAGACGCCCCGTTGGAAATATGAAAATACTTCGTCTTGTATCCTAAAATACTCACTTCTTCACCTTTATCCTGACTCGAATTTTGTGCTAAAATGATGAGCAACAAAATGAATAGAAGTAGTGGTATCATTTATTAGTATTCAACATAATAAAAACATCATTAATTTTGTGAACAAGTTTGAATACATCATCTTTAGTATTCACGCGTGAAGCGTCTATAATTTCAAATTCAACCTGATACATCACAGACTCTTCGGCATCCATATCACATGTATCACCTGTAATGATAGTGAGATCTATTGATAAATTTTTACGAATATACGAGACTCGTTGTTTCGTTTTTTTCTTGTCCATCTCCCTGTCAGTAATGTCAGGTAGTGGTGTTTCAGTCGAAACGCTGTAGCGGACGTCGAATGGTGTATTGCTCATTCTCTTGAAATCGTGATTCATAACCCTATCCTTTTTAACAATTTCTTCATCACCTGATGCCTGATCCGTAGATATACGCACGTTATCAGAATCGCGGTAAAACACGTCATGTTCAGACCCTATCATTTTTTCCCATCCGGTGTATTTATTCAAACCTTTCATGATCTTGTCGAATGTATGTTTACCGACATTGGTATCAAACATCGTGCCATTGAACTTACCCAAACGGAGTTCAATTTCTATATGTTGTTCATCCTTGTATCGCTGAATAGTTGGGAACAGTGTCTCGGTCACGGCTCGAACGTCCATATCAAAATTAATACTTTGCTATTCTTTAAACAACTTAGGTTGAATATACACAGTTAAAGTTATACACTCAATTATTGTAAAGATGCGCGGCTTTGTAAACGAAGGAACTGTATGTTATTTCAATACATCTATACAATGTTTATTTAATATACCCATACTAACAAGTCACTTTTTACGAGAACAATACGATGGACAGTGTATGTTTACGATTATTTATCAATTATTACTAAAAAAATACTGGACAGCTGACAAAACACCACTCGATCTCAATGGTTTATTATTTGCATTTCAGAAAGAGTTCCCTCGTTTCAGAACGAACGAACAACATGATGTACAAGAAACAGTATTATGTATAATTGATATATTAGAGCGAAGTCAGCCTATAGTGAGGGACTGGGTTTATGGTAAAAAAATACAAGAAACTATATGGCCCAATGGTAAGACTATGAAAGAAGAGGATTTCAGTATTCATTTAATGACGTATAATGGAAATAACGATATGGGTAAAATGTTAGAAAAAAGTATAGATTGGAATGTTTTAGAAAATTTTCAAGATACAGATGGAATTACATACAATGCAGCTACTACGCGTATGCTTTTTTCGAAACTCCCACCGATATTCATGCTATCATTTGACACTAAAAGTCATATTAAAATCGTTGATAAAATAGTATTAAATGATACAGTGTATAATTTAAGTGCGTGTGCGTTACACACTGGTAATCAAAATGATGGACACTACGTAACTTATATAAAAAGAAAAACCAAATGGTATTTCATTAATGACGAACGTGTAGAAGAAAGAACACCACCACCCGAGGGTAGTTATTACTTCATGATATACAGTTCATAAAATCATCGATTGAAATATTCTCCTTGATATTTACCAACGTCCTATAAAACGTGCGGCGACCGTTTGGAAAAGTCTTGTCGTATCTACGTACAATCGGTTTCCACCACATAGGTTCGTCCATAAACATATACTGACACTCGATAATAGCATCCTCTTCCATCCACTCCCTGGCATATACGGGTACTTGACTCTCAGATATCTCCGATTCAAACATCAATTTACCCCTTTCTTGTACATACATCTTCCAAATATCACCCCGCCTCTTAACCTGGAAATCAATCGTATTCTTGTCACGAGGTTTCCACTTAAACATGGTTTCGTGAGTACCCGTTTTTACTGTATCGTTTATAGGTGTAAAAATAAGCCCATCTATATCTTGTGAAACTGTCGGTAAATACGCATCCTTAAACTGTTTATAATCCGACATGAGATGAAACGTCTTAATTTTGAGCTTGATGGGGTCATATTTAAGAGTTGTGAGCATTTTTTTCACGTTTTCGATACATTTGAGTCTTGATAGGAAATCGAGATGACCCACAACTTTCCCATTCTCAATTAATATATCATATAACATGAATGTATCACCGTAAAGTTCACCCTCTAATATAGTTCCTTCGTATACAGGTTTTCTGAAATTAAGCGGACACGAAAACATCTCGAGTGCGCGATTTAAAAACACACATCGTTTTTTGTTATCAAATGTAAATGCCAGCATCATAAAGCGTATACCATCAGTCTTTTCACATACAACGTATGGATTGGATGACAGTGTATCAAAGTGACGATACTCGATAGATATCGGTTGACTTCCCGGAAAAATATTTTTACCGGTCGTACCCCATGAATGTTCCATGTAGGATATCGCATATTTGTAAAGAGGGTCGTCTCGGTTTACAGATAGACGTTGCATTGTACGTATGTTTTTAATATAATCTTTAATTAGCTTTAATACCCGCAGAATTTAGAATATTACCGACACACTCGTGTTGGTGTGTTATCAAAGTCTTCGCAGCTGTATACGCTACAATTTTCACACCACTTTCCTTGAATTTTATGAACATGGTTTCCAACTTAGGATGGATTTTAAAATTACCCGAACGCTTACATTTGAGATTCCGGAGAGTAGGTTTACACATCATCACCCATGTTTTCGCTTGGGTAGATTTAACATTGTAAAAATCTTCTTGTATACATGTCGAGACATCGGTATCAAACGTTAATCCCATTTGATTTGTGGGTTCCGTTGAACCACTAATAACCTTGTCTTTGAACATACCCCAATCTATCCCAGCGTTGACAGTCGGAAAAACGACGATGTGAAACTTATCATTGGTATCGAAAACAATAGATAACGCATTATCGTCCAAGTTAACCCCAAAATCTATAAAGAATATACGATCATGCGTTTTGATAAACTTTTCTATACATTCAGACTTAGCGTAAGGATTGTCATCCACGAACGCGATTTCACTCTGAACACCCGGGATTTGTATACTTTTTATGTTATATCGTAGAATAGTGTGCATGGTCTTTACGTTACATGATCCACTACGAGTGACAATAAGTGCGACGATCTTCATGTTTATAGTATATGAAATCTAAGCCTTAAGCCTATCATTTAGACACCCGTGGAACGGTAAGTTACCTACGTGTCCTAAAGTTGTGTTAATGTCAGCGAAGATCTTACCATCCATTTGTTGCCACCTCCGACAAAATGCGTAATCTTCCGATAAATAACGCTTGGATACCGGATCTATCATACAGTCGAAGATAGCACAATATTCATCAAAATCGCGGTTCTGGTGATCATTTTTACACGTTAACGTGGGTCCATAATGTTCGTGCATTCGTTCAAGTGCCTGTCGAGAGATCATCATAAACCCTGTAGGTCCATCCAATACTTCGACAAATCCATTAACGACCGATCGTTTAGAAGCCCCTATATTAGCGACCAGGCTAGACGACAGTAAACTCATGTCGCGCGTGTCGCCATCTTCTATAGCCTTGCGAGCTTGATCCCACATTACAACCTTTTTAGGGTAACAGGCAACGGAAATGTCATGCCCGGATCGTAATAGACGAAGAACCGACGACGGATCAAATTCGACATCCGCATCAATAAACATGAAAAAATCGGCATCCGTTTTCTGCATGAACCTACCAATTGAGACGTTCCTAGCGCGATGTACAAGACTTTCATTTTCAGTCGTGTCGAGCATTAGTTGTACACCTTCACGAATAAGAAGTAGTTGAAGCTGTATGATACTCTTCATGTATTTTTCAAGACATAACCCACCGTAACACGGTGTACTTAGAAATAATTTAACCATATATATTTTATTACACGTTATCCTCTAAGTGACGCTTCACAATGACAACAATCTTATTTAGTGTTGGGATAGATACATTACACTTTTCACATATCTCAACCTTTGGAAGTGTTTTGTTCATCACCATAAAAATCACGGCAGTTGCTACGCTATTAGGTGACTTACTCATTAAATCTACACATTCTTCGAGTTTAGAACACATCTGATTACATTTCAAACGTTCCTCGCGAGAAATATCAAAAGTATTTAATAGTCTTGACATCACGTTAATTGGTTTTGTTATATAGTTCTTTTCAGTCTTTTCATCTTTTATAATCCCTGTAAATATACTGGTCGTACGACTAATATCTTTACATTGTATACCAAACATTTCGGCAATCTCTTTCGTCGTCCGAGGAATTTTTGCTAGTCTACAGGCATATAAAACGCAGTTAGCTTTGATACCCGATCGTACAGCCCCTCTCGTCAATTTACCCTCGTTGAATTTTTTGTAAAGTGTTTTCGCATCCTTTAATACACCGTCAGGGATATTAACACACGCCTCGTCTATATCCTTATACGCGTGGAACAATGATCGATCTCGATGATTCATAGAACTATGAAAATTAATCTTAGCCATACGTTTCATTTCATAACTTGATGTATGTTTAGTGGCGATGACTGTACCTTTCCCCCACGCATCGGAAAATAAATCGGGGTTTGAGGAGGGTACAACACAACGTGACGGATCGGAAACTCGCCCATCGTCGGATATACCACTCGTCCATTCGGCAGTATCATCGATATAAATAGAGTCGACAATTCCACACGTGGTACATACCATTCCTTCTCTTGTGAGTGTTTTGTAATTATTGCACCGAATGCAAAATCTAGTATCCACTGGCTTTAATGTGGGTTTTTTCTTCATGTGGTCTAAATGAGACCATATAGTAGCCAGTGTTTGGGAGTTCATTATATTTCACACCTTTTTTTTTCTAATAAATTCTGCGCACTTAAGTTAAAAATTTACATTATCCATATACATCCGGGCGTGTTCTTCAATTCTATCAACTGTATCCTTGAAGCGAGAAGATCCAATACTCCTAGGAGTCCACGTGTTCCAGTCTCTATCTATAGACACGTGATCGGGTGGCAACTCGAGACGACCGTCGAATTCACTATCTGATACTATAAAACTACCTACGTCACTCCCCCCATCGTCCGATTCATCGATTAAAACACTTTCAATATCCGAACTTTCTTCAGCTTGAATCGTGTACATGCGATCTCGAGAGTTTACACAACCAAATATAGTTTCCCGGTCTGGTAAATGTTCACATACATTATCCTCCTGTACCAAGTTTGTCTCCTCTTCCAATTTGTATACGCTAGCACCTCTATAGGTTAATGACGTCTCAGCGTAGTACCGTACAATCAGGTAATCGCCCCTATTATCATCCACCTCCGCATACATCTCATCTTCAATATCTTCGATATTTACCAATACTTTTATAATGTCTCCAGGCCGAATTTCTGCAAACTCTAACATCTGTATAAAGATTTACGACAAAAATATTATACGCTAATAACACACACCATGGGAATTGAAATTTTCTCGAAAAACGATTGTAAATACTGTGAATATGCTGAAGATATATGTAAAAAAATGAATCTCGATTACACAAAAACAGTAGTTGACAAAATCCAATTACAAGAAAAATGTGGTCCCAGTGCTTCGGTATACCCACAAATAGTAGTCAACGGCAAACACATCGGTGATTACTTCGCATTCCAGGAATATATCGACGAGACAGAACCCATGCTTCTCCCAATTATGAGTCGATTCACAGTATTCCCCATCGAACACGAGAATCTATGGGCGCTCTACAAAAAGGCACAAATGTCCAATTGGACTGCTGAAGAAATTGATGTTACTTCCGATATGGAAGATTGGGGAAAATTGAGTGAAAATGAGCGTCACTTTGTTAAATATATCCTGGCATTTTTCGCGGGGTCGGATGGTATCGTGTTCGAGAATATCAATAACAATTTCGCAGATGAAGTTCAATATACGGAGGCTAGATCGTTTTACGCGTATCAGGTTCACAATGAAATGGTGCATGGCGAAACATATAGTAAACTCATTGACAAATACATCCGTGATAGTTCGGAAAAACAGCACCTGTTTGATGCTATTCAGACAATCCCCCCGATCAAGCGTAAAGCGGACTGGGCTATGAAGTGGTTCGATAAATCGAGACCATTCGCTGAACGACTTCTCGCATTCGCGTGTGTGGAGGGTATATTCTTCTCGGGAAGTTTCTGTGCTATTTTCTGGTTAAAAAAGCGCGGGCTCATGCCTGGCTTATGCTTTAGCAATGAACTCATTAGTCGCGATGAGGGACTTCACTTAGAATTCGCTCTCGAATTATTTAAAATGTTAAATTTTAAACCAACTCAAGAAATTGTATACGAAATCGTAACAGATGCGGTCAATATAGAAAAAACGTTCATTCTAGAGGCTCTTCCGTGTAGTCTAATTGGCATGAATGCCGATAAAATGTCAAGCTACATCGAGTATGTTGCCGATCGTTTACTCAAGCAAGCGGGGTTCAATAAAATCTGGAACACGCAAAATCCCTTTGATTTTATGGAAAATATTTCCCTTGATGGTAAGACTAATTTTTTTGAAAAACGTGTAGGTGATTACGGTAAAATCGATGAAAGTACCGCAGTCACGTTCGACGAAGATTTTTAAGCGACTATAGGTCTACGCCCATCGGCGCACGAGACGCTCAGGGAAGATGCACCCATTTTAAGCCCCGAGGGTAAATCCATACCCGAGTTAATATCCATGGGTGCGTACTGAGCACCTGTATCGGACATACCGACAGGTTCTTCAGACATACCTGGCATGGGGGACGGAACATCCGCCATGCGGGGTGGTGCCATCATACGGGGCAACGCCGCAGACTTCGCAGGGGGGACACCTCCCATTTGTGTAGGGGTTTCAGACTCCATCGCGAAACTCCTGTCTTCTTCACTGATAACACCCATTTTCTTAGGACCCGCGGACTTCGCCCTTGCGACAGCGGCCGTCTTAATCTTTTCCATTGCCTGTTTCTTCATAATCTCCTTATCGGCGGCAGCATTCACCACTGGGGGAGCGGGACCGACAGGTTCCGCTGTATACCCTTCGGTCTTTATGTTCATCATACCCCATGTAATAAGAATGAACACGAGGGTGTGTAACAACAGTCCACTTGTGGTGGGGCACCCGCTGGGTCCTGAAACCCATTTACCTAACAGTGATCGCATGAACCGAAACGTGTCGGGACTGGCGATCATAAAAAAAACCAACCCCGCTATGATGGAATTCATCAATCTTTGCTCCTGCTTTTTGCCATTACACCCGCATCCGCAATCTTTGAAGAGTCCCATATTTAGTTGTAATGTATACGTAGAAAAAAATATACTTAAAGTTTGGGCACATATGTAATATATAACAAGAAACATGTCAAGTATTATTCAGCGTTACGAACAATTCGAACCCACCTCCACTATCCTTTCTGCCATGAAGAAAAATAAGAATGGGGGTAAAACCGTATACATTAACGCGCCAGACAACAAGAAGTTGTATCTTCAACTTCCTTTCATGAGATCCCCATTCGGCCTCAGTGCATTCACCGATGAAGCTACTAACAAAACGTCATATTCCCTGGACCTTTCATTTGACACGGATAATGAAGGTGCGGTCGCCCTGATGGAAAAGCTTCAAGCACTCGATCAAATGATCCTCGAGACTGTTGCAAAGAATTCTAAGGAATGGCTCGGCAAGCCGTACAACATCGAAGTCATCCGCGAAGCATTGTACAAACCCCTCGTTCGCCCAGGTAAGGAATCTTACCCATCGACACTCAAGCTCAAGATCATGACGAAGCCTACCGGCGAGTTTCTCGCGGAGGCGTATGATGCGAGCCAAAAAAGTATCCCGATTGACAGTATTGAGAAGGGGCAGAAGTGTATGTGCATCGTCGACTTTAACCAAATCTGGTTTATCGACAACAAATTCGGTGTGAGTGTGCGTCTTTCGCAGGCTCTTTGTGAGAAATCTCAAAAGCTGCCCTCATTCGCATTCCACGGTGTGAATGCCCCCGCAACCGAGGATACTGCTGACGACGATGAAGAAGAGGAAGAAGAGGAAGAAGAGTGTGAAGTTGACGAATAATTAATAGAGTAAAAAATCAGAAAACGTATTTATATCACCGCTCAGTATCAATTTATGCAGTTCCAGTTCAAACTCGTTTAACGTGAATGGATTTAACTGAGCCTTTTTATAAATTCTATATAACGGTAAATTGATTTCGTCGAAATGTATTAGGAGACGGTTTATAGCGCGTGGGTGTAGCTTTTCAATACTAAATTTAAACTTTGAAATCGAAAATGTAGTTTTATTTATTAAAATATGGTCTCGAATGAAGACTTCAACTTCACACATTGGATCATTCACAATTCGTCTTAGATTTCTACTCGATATGAGTAAATCATTCATAGCTGGTATGAGCATGTTTAAGAACAATCGCTTCTCATCCGTAAATGACATGTCTATAGTATACCAATAATTTAGTCCTGACAGGCTACAAACAGGGACAACTTTTCGTGTGTGTCCGGAATATTATTCTCGTATAACGTTTTCGCAAATAATAATACCATTTCCGCATCCCTATATGACATGTACGAATGCCCGTGCTTTTCATATATGGCCACAATATCTTCGAGGTGGTTATCACACCACTCCTTCACATCCCCATCCCCATCAAGACCCTTTTCGATGAAATCGGCAACCTCGTCGCTGAGAGGCATGCCGGTAACAACTGTGTCGTCATATTCATTCATTTTTACTTAATTTTTATTCATTCTATTTCACTTAGGCTCCTTTTTTCACAGCTTTACGAGCTGCGAGTTGAGCCCTTCTCGCATCGGCTTTATTCAATGTTGTCTGAGTAATACCAGTCGCGCGAAACTTTGCGTTTCTAGCTAATTTCCCCTTCGCGGCTTCGGCCGCTCCCTCTGCTGCTCTCCGGATATTCATATTTCTCTTAAACTTATCCTGATTGGTGTACGCACGTCTTGCGAGGGCTACGTTTCCGATAGCCCTTTTTTTATTCATACTTATCTGAACAGCTGTAGCCATCGCAGGTGGGTTTGTGGGTGGTATCTGCGCCCGTGCGATGGCGCGGAAACGCCCATTCGGTTGTTTGACACCGGGTGGTGGTACGGGTTTAACATTGCCGACGAACGACGGGTTAGTCTTCATGGTTGGTTCAAATATAGGATTTTTATATATTTTTTGTGTGGCTGCGTTATTATATATTTTTTTGTGTTCGTTATATTTGTCACCTCCTTCAATATACGGTCTCATGACTTGAGTGAGTAGCACAGCCTTCGCGATCTTGCCGGCTCCGGGTACCCGACCCCTTTGAAATGCTATGGGGGGTAGATCTTGAATACCCTGTTTTAAAATGTATTTTTTATTCAATTTATTGTCAAGTTTAGAAAGCCCCACCTTATCTTGGCCATATTTATCGATCATGACACCCCACATGGTCTTATACCTTACCGCGTCTACCTTTTTTTCGACCTTGTCTTTCACCATGCGTCGATTTGCGTTGGTCGTAGATTGGTAAATTGTACCGACTGGGCCAGACTTAACGGCTTTCGTGAGAGCACCTGATACCATGTTCGAAACGACCTTCTTATTCGAAGCATTTTTCATCGCGTTGATCGCCTTTTTATTATCGAGGTCATTCTTTTCTCGCCTAACTTGATCTAGACCCGACTTAAATTTTCTAGTGAGAGTAACCTTTTGTCCTTCGCGTTTCTGTGTCTCTATCCTCGCGAGACGGGCTATCTCTCTATTCACTGCTTCCAGTTTCTGTCTCTCTTCGAACTGTTTCGTAGCGTTAGCTGTTTGTCTGGCAACCCTTTTACCCTCATCGAATTCAGCATTGCCCGTCTTCGCGTAACGTACGAGTTCTATCATACGGTTTTCAATATCTATTAATTTACCATTTTCAAACTCTTTTATCGCAGCTTCACCCTGTTTCACGAGTGTATACTTTCTAAATGGGTTGGTACCATTGTACGTAGCCATGATTTTACGCACTTTCACAATCTTATTTTGAATAAGTTTACGGTTTGAAGCTAACTTCGCATTGGCCATTCGTTTTTGAACATTCTGACGCTGCAGTTTGAGTATTTCCGCATTCGCTGCAACTTTGTTCGCGGCAGCCTTTTCATTCTTCTGCTTTTCATCTATTTTCGCTATAGCCTCTCTAGCCTTATTCGACGCAGCTTTTATTTTGACAGCAGCTTCTTCTTGTAGGCGCCTCGCTTCGACAGCCTTCTTTTCCGCTGCAGTTTTCTCGGCCAATGTATTCGCATCTGCTTTAGCCCTGGCAGCTTCTTCAGCTAATGCAATTGCTTTTATCTTTTCAGCCGCAGCATTCGCGAGAGCAGCCTCTTTCTGGAACTGGATAGCATTCAACTCCTTTTTTGCTGCGTTTGCGTTACGAGCTGCACCTATGAGTGCTGCATTCTTATTCTGTAGTTCAAGATTTGTCCTCTTTTGTGCTTCCGCTAAAGC